GTGGATGGGACGTTATGGAACGCATTTCGTCACTGGGAGGCGAATGCATCATTGGACGAGAGCATCATGAGGATGGAGGACTTCACCTCCACGTGTTTTGCGATTTCGGACGGAAGCTTCGCAGTCGAAAAGCTGATCTTTTCGATGTCGGTGGTCACCACCCGAACGTTACGCCGTCTCGAGGCACTCCGGAGCTGGGATACGACTACGCAATCAAGGATGGTGACGTTGTTTGCGGAGGATTGGGAAGACCAGTCGTGGCTGGCGGAGGTGGAAATGGTGCGACTCATGAGAAGTGGTCGGAGATCACGTCTGCGACGAATCGAGATGAGTTTTGGGAACTGGTGCATCGACTGGATCCTAAGTCTGCTGCGTGTTCATTCACGCAACTCCAGAAGTACGCAGACTGGAAATTTCGACCAGTGGAACCAGCATACGAGAATCCAAGCGGGATTTCGTTCATTGGAGGAGATCTTGATGGAAGATCTGATTGGCTTGGACAATCTGGAATTGGCGGAGCGGAACCATTGATTGGTAAGTTAGCCTTCTCCTCCGGGGGGGGATCCCCTAAAGGGGAACCCCTACCCCCCCTCCGTCGGGCAGTTAGCATTCTGGAAGTGTTGGGAGGTGCAATGCAAGGGCCGGGGGGGCTACGCCGTCCCCCCGTCTAATCACGTGATGCTAATGTTGGTTAGGCAGATGCAAGTCCTTGTGCGTATACGGACGATCTCGAACAGGAAAGACACTTTGGGCTCGATCTTTGGGAGCACACATTTATTGTGTCGGACTGGTGTCAGGTGACGAGTGCATGAAGGCAGTGGACGTCGACTACGCTGTGTTCGACGACATCAGGGGTGGGATGAAATTCTTCCCCTCTTTCAAAGAGTGGTTGGGTGCACAGATGTGGATCACGGTGAAACGTCTTTACCGAGAGCCGAAGCTAATCAGGTGGGGTAAGCCAAGCATTTGGTTGGCTAATACAGACCCACGTGCAGAGATGAGTCACGAGGACGTGCAGTGGATGGAGGACAATTGTATTTTTGTGGAGGTCAATGACCCTATCTTTCATGCCAATACAGACTAGCTGCAATTGACAGGGTCATCTGGTTGGCTAGTACAGCACCATACCGGGGAATGAAATAGTCGACCACAATGTAATCTCCCATACCCGGCTTAGACCGAACAGAGTATTTTGACCCTGGTGCCTGTTCTGTTCCACCCTCCTCCTCGTCATCGTAGACGAGGTTCTTGTTCATTGGGTGCCAACGTGAGTACTTGCGTATGACACCAGCTTCGTTACCAGAAGCGATGGTAATTGTCTTGTCATAGCGTAATGACACCCTTGCCGTATCTACCGATGCGGTAATAACACTGGACCAATCGGCATTGCGTGTACCCTTGAAGAGCACAGACTCGAGGTTGGTGCGGGTGGTGGACCCCGGTTGGTTGATCACGCGGGTAAACCCGGATGACGTCTCCAGATAAGGAGAAAAGCTAGTGGTGGTGGGAAGCAGGGTATCGGTACCCTTGAGGGTAAAGCAGATGCGTCGCCACTGCCAAGGTACGCCATCGGCGACCTGAACCTCAACTTGCTCGGATAAACCGCGCATAAAACACGTGGTGGCCGTGCGAGTGGCCATATCGGAGGGGAGACCAGTAGCGCCACCTGCAGCGCGAGTTAAATCGCGGGCAGTGGGGACATAGACGAAACAGTGGCCGTCGGTGACTCCGGCTGCGCCGAAGATAGCGGGTCCGCCTGCATAAGTGGTGCCACCGACAGGAGTGCCGGGGCTGACATTGGTGGTGGTGACCATGGTATCACGCTTCTTGCGACTCGTGACATTGAGGAGATTGCGCCTGGTGGGCCTCATTGCTGACCGAGTGGGGCGCCGAGTCCTTGGCCTCTTGCGATACGAGCTTTTGCGGGTCCGTCGGGGTGGAGCCCTTCGGCGACGCCGTGGGGCTGAGCGAGAGGACGCGTACCTCATAGTAAATGTCGGTGTGGGGAATTTTCTTCATGGCTGCCTAAAATAAGGGAGCGGGAGAGGACACACTATTTAAATAGAAGGGCGTGCCCTGTGTCCTGGGCTATAATATTAGTTTGCCCAGGACACTCGAGGACACTCACGCCAATGCCGACTCTTGCCTTCAACAGCCGCTATGTCTTACTCACTTATGCTCAATGCGGAGAGCTCAGTGGATGGGACGTTATGGAACGCATTTCGTCACTGGGAGGCGAATGCATCATTGGACGAGAGCATCATGAGGATGGAGGACTTC